GTGGTTCATGTCCACCCCGCCGACCGCCGACCCGGCCTGCCCGATGATCTCGCCGCCGGGAGGAGGGGGAGCCCAGCGGTAGATCACATCCTTCAGGGTCTTGACGCCTGCGAACTTGACGTAGGAACGCATGTTTATGACCGCGGCGCGGACACCATAGGCGTTGCTTTCGAAGATGCAGAACTTGCCCGTCACCGAGTTCGTGCTGATCCCCGCCTGGCCCTGCCACTTCTCACCAGCGGGAAGTGGTCGAAGGTTCAAGGGGTTGTTGTTCTTCTCAGCCAAGGTCGTCACGGCTACTCCTTGGGCTTGTTGGCTTCGACGAGGGCGGCGAGGTCGGACAGGAAGTCCTTGCGCTCCTCGGGCTTGATCTTCGCGACCAAGGTGGTGCCGTACTTGATGTTAAACAGCTTCTTCACCTTGGCGGCGTCCATGCCGGGCTTCTTGGAGGCCGCGGCGCAGGCTTCCTGAAGGGCCTTGTCGCTGATGGCCTCGATCGACTTGTCCTTCGGATCACCGAAGTCGTCGTCATCGTCCGTGGTTTCACTGGGCGCGGGGGTTTCAACGTTTGCTGAAACCGGCTGCGGGGCGGCCTTCTCGACCGTCTTCTCCGCTTCCGGGGCCTCCTGAACCTGGTTCTCGACCTTGCGCGGGCGACCCGGACCACGCTTCTGCGGGTCGGTGGCCACGGCGACCAGCGTACCAGTCTCCTTGCCCAGCGCGATCATTACCTGCCTGCGCACCATACTCATGGTGGCCTCGATCGTGGCCTGGGCGTCAGCGCCATCCTCGACCTTGCACTGCGCCGAAATCTCGGCTTTCTCACTCTCGAATGGCGTGGTCTGCACCGTCTTGGAAAAGGAAGCGGAGATTACAAATGGCACGTCGGTCATGTTGATCCTTGCTGCAAGAAATTCGGGAGCCCGTATATTATCGGGTATTTACGGGTATGCTGTCAACTACGACTGAAACTCGCAACGGGCGTCCACCTTAACCACCTGGTTAAGTTTCTCCAGCGCCCGGTAGCGCTCCGCGGCCAAGAGGCAGTTGGCTTCCTTGGTGAAGCCACGCTCCATGAACACGTCCGTGCGGTGCGGGTTCAGCATCGCCCCGTTGCCCGTGAGAACCGCTACCACCAGAAACCACATTTCAATCTCCTATGCCGGTTGAGCGTCGAGCGCCCGTTGAACTGTACGCCCCTTGGAAATACTGCGCCCCAGGATGCGCTCCGAAATCGAGCCCGGCGCGACCATAAGCTGTGCCAGGACGGAACCCTTCTGTCCCATGCGATGCAGGCGATCGACCGCCTGCTCGTTTTCCCCAAAAATCCAAGACTGCTCGGCAAAAACACAGTGCGTGGCTACGTCCTGCAAGCCGTCCGTACCCGTGGCGATCGACTGCATCTGGCCGAGAAACACCTTCAGCCTAGGGTCAAACTTAAACTTCTCGACCGCCTGGTTCTTCCCTCTTGCGGAAGTCGAACCGTCCACACGAAGGACACCATGTTTCGCCATTCCTTGCTGGAGGACCGCGAGAACAGAATGGTGGTGCGCGAACACCACGAGCTTATCGACGCCCCCGTCGAGCAGTATAAGCAAATGCTCAAGAACGGCAGGTGCCATTGCCTCTCCCATTTGTCGTCGCACCGTACTAATCGCTCCATCTATCTTCCCTCCTGATCGGCGCAACATTTCTTCTTCGTCGAAGTCCAGCATCTTCTCGGCGTGCAGGGCCATCGCAATTTTGCCCGTCAACTCCACCGGGACGATCTCGTACCGCTTGGCCGGAAGGTCCTTCAGCACGTCTTCCTTCAGCCTGCGCACCATGAAGTTGCAGCGCAGGCGGGCGTTCAACTCGGGCAGACGGGCCACGTATTCCCACGTCGCCCCACTGTCCATGTCCCGACCACCAGGATTGAACCTGTCCTTGAACGAGTTGAAGTTCATCCAGTCGACGGACGAGGGGTCCAGTGCATTTGCCAGTGTATAGCATTCGCGGGGTCGGTTGGGCAGAGGAGTTCCAGTGAGGGCAACGATCTGCTCGGCTCGTTCAGAAATGCCGCCAGTTCCAGCATAGCGGCATTTACTCTGCCTGCTAGCACCAAAAAGCGCGCGTGTTCTCGCGGCGTCAGGGGTCTTGAGATAATGTCCTTCATCGATCACCAATAGGTCCCAGTTGTAGGAGCGCAGCGTGCCCCATAGTCCGTCACGGGCTACTTCGAAGCTCGTGATGACGTAGTTCGCGGTCGGGTGTACCCCATCTGAAGACTTGAACACCGGATAGACGACGACGCGCGGCAGCGTAGACCAAATTTTAATCTGGCGTGCCCACTGGGGGCGGACGTTTGCTGGACAAACCACAAGGACCCTTTTGCATCCTCGCAGATTAGCCAGGGCGATGGCTTGGATCGTCTTACCAAGACCCGGTGCGTCCCCAATAAGGCAGTTAGATCGGTCTTTTGCATAGTGCACGCCCGCAATCTGAAATGGCATCAACTCGCAGAACTCGGGCACCGGGACGCTGAAGCCCGGCGGGGCCTCGTTCAGGTTGGAACGTTCCCACTCGGTACGCAAGGGCTGCAGCGCCGCCTTGGCCTTCTCGTCCGCGTGGTTCCACAGGTGCAGAACCGCGTGTGGCTCGGGTGTGAAGTAGACGTTGTGCCCTCGCGAGCGCGAAGCCGTGGTCGAGAGGGTCAGACCGGCATCCTTGGCCAGTGTCTCGACTTCAGCTTCGCGCCCGCCCCAAAGGTAGACGTCCTCGTTAAGCGTGAGCTTCACTCTAACTGCTAGCCCAAGTGTCGTTAAACCCTTCGAATAGCTTAGACGCTATGCCTGTCGCGTACTTCTCATGCGCTGTTCCCTTGTAGTCGTCCGCGCTGCTCCGACCGAGCAGATAAGCGATAATACCAATTTCTCGCTTGCTCAGTTCGACCGCATAGCGCGGTTCAGTGATCTTCTCGATCTTCATTGCTTCTTTCCCCCCTCCATATCTTCGGAAATGGCGATTGCGAAATGCTGGACAAAGCCGCATTTCTCGGCAAACGCTTTGACGTAGCGCAGCTTTTCCAGCGCGTCGTCAAAGTCTTCGTCAGGCACCGTGCGGCGCGTGACGACCAGTTCAAGGCGAAATGCTGAAGCCATTATACCTCCTTCTAGCGAAACAAGAAATCGAGAATGGCTAGTGTCTCGGCGCGATGCGGATGCGCCGGATCACCCCAGTGCGTGCGGGCTTGCCCTTCACTGAACCCGCGGCGCCCAGCCCACACCGTAGGAACACCGTTCAAAGTGCCTACGGTAAAGACGTAACCATCGGAGCGCACCGCATGGCGTTTGGCCCCCGCGCCGATNNNGGCCCNCNCGCCGATGTTGGCCCNCNCGCCGATGACGGCCCTCTCGCCGATGACGGCCCCCACGCCGATGTTGGCCCACCCGCCGATGACGGCCCTCTCGCCGATGACGGCCCCCACGCCGATGTTGGCCCTCCCGCCGATCTTGGCCCACCCGCCGATGACGGCCCCCGCGCCGATCTTGGCCCACTCGCCGATGTAGATTGTGACGACCTCGCCGTCCGGGTTTGTGTGCTTACGTTCTTCCATGATCCCTCCTTCAAATTCGACGGAAATATTGTAGCGTGATATAGACCACTGGCGCAACAGGCATCTTTTCGGGTATCATGGATACGTTAGACCGACGCCGGGTGTTGACCGTCAAGCAGGCTGCGAAGGTGGCCAAGGTGTATCCCAACACTGTAAACCGTTGGATACAAAGCGGTTTTCTGAAAGTAGTGCCGAAGTTCGGAAGGGAGAAGGGCGATCGTGTTCTGCTCGGAGAAGTTCTGGACTGTGCTGCGGCCAAAAGACGTGGAGCTTCGACGAGCCGCGGCGGAACACGTACAATGCCTCGCGACCGGCTTTGGTATAAACGCCAGATTGCTGCAACCCGTTTCCGTCGTCTTCTCGAAACCGCCGAGGAGCGAGAGCGTCGCCTTGCCTGGCAGCGCGAATACGCAAAACGCCGAAAAGCCAAAGGAAACCAATAAGTAATGCTCGATCGTGCATTGGCCTGGGCGCGGCAAGGGTGGCCCGTGTTCCCTTGTAACTCAAACGGCTATCCGGCCATCAAGGAGTGGCAGAAGAAGGCTACCACGGACGAGGCCATCATTCGTGCGTGGGACTGGACAGACGCTCGCGTAGCCTGCGTGCCGGGGCTTGCGGGCTGCTTCGTGATCGACGTGGACGTGAAGAACGGCAAGGACGGTGAAGCGTCACTGGCCAAACTGGAGGCAGAACATGGCTTCGAAGCGTGGGAGTACCCCCAGCAAGACACCCCCACTGGAGGGCGTCATCTATTTCTACTCGGGCAAGCCCCTTCATCCGTTCAGCGTTTGCTCGGTGAGGGTCTTGATACAAGAGGAGGAACTGGAGAAGGTGGGCTTGGGTTTGTTTACGCATACGGGGACGGACCGCCCTGCCATGCGTCTGATTGTCTGGCCGCGCCCCCCGGCCTCCTCCAAGCCCTTGCCCAAGGCAAAAGGGAGGTCAGCGAAGACCGGGAAACGCCGCGCGTCGAGCTAGACCAGCCCGCCAACGTCGAGAGGGCGCTGTCCTATGTGCGCAATTTGCCGTCCCCCGACGAAGGGCAGCGCAACATCAGTGTTTTCAAAGCTGCCTGCACCCTGAAGGACCTGGGCCTGTCCCTGGCCAAGATATTCGAGGTGCTGGAGGATCATCCCAGTGTGACGGGCACCCCGCCCCTGTGCGAGGAGAATGAGGAGGAATTCAATGCCACAGTCAGGTCGGCGTACAAGAATGGCCAAAGGCAACCGGGCATCGACGCGATCGACGAAGAAGCCCGCAACGCCGCGGCCTCCGGCTACGATGTCGGAGTGGCTGGCGCAGGCGCAGGAGATAATGGATCGGGCGGGGGTGCCGATGGCAGGAAGATACGCGGCGGACGCGCGAGGCTGGGTCTATGGTCCGAGCGCAAAAACCGCCCGCCGCCGGAATGGCTCGTCAGAGGATTGCTGACGAAGTCGAGCCTGGCCGGGCTGTACGGTCCTGGGGGCTCCTACAAATCGTTCATCGCGCTCGACCTGGCTGCGGCCATCGCAACGGGGCAGGCACAGTGGGGTGGCAGAAATGTCACACACGGCCCTGTTGTGTTCATCAGCGGTGAGGGCAGCGTCGAGCCCCGCGCCCTGGCCATCGAGACGAGGGGCATCCAGATCACGGACGACTTCGCGATCCTCGACGGTATCAACCTCGACGACACGGACCAGCTTGCGGAGGCCGTGGACGATATCAATACCGCGGTGGAGCAGAACTGGGGCGGGCGAGCCCCTGTCCTGATCGTGGTCGACACCCTGGCGCGTGCGGCACCGGGGCAGGACGAGAACAGCGCAAAGGACATGGGCCGGGTGGTGGCGTCGTGCGACGGATTTCGCAAGTTGTACGGGTGCTGCGTATTGTTGGTGCATCACACCCCCAAGGGCGGCCATGACTGGAGGGGCAGCACGGCGGTATGGAACGCCCTCGACACCGGCCTGGCGGTGAAGCGTACCGGGCTCAACCATGCGTCCCTGAAGGTCGAGCGGCAGAAGGACGGTGCCATAGGGCAGGTGTGGAAGATTACCCTGCAAAACGTGGACACCGGGCGCGTGCGGGACAACGAGAAGGAAAGCTCTCTGGTGATCTCGGCCATCGAGGCGGTGGCGCAGGAGGAGCGCAAGGGGGAGGATGCAGAGAAGATCGCCGCGGCGGCACGCGCCAGGTCGATGACGGTAAACGACCACAGGGCTCAATGCGCGGCCAGGATTTTGGCGGAAACCGCGCCGGGGTACGAGGTGAGCTACGGGGCGCTTGTGGCGCAAATTATGGTGGAAAATCAAGGCGCTAGCAGGGAAGCGGTGAGTGAGTGGGTGCGTGGCGTGGTGAAGAAGGGCGAGGTGCAGGGCGAACACCCGATGGCAAAATTTGTGAGCAATATCAAGCCCTTAGCGTTTCAGAGGGTGTCTGAAGAAACGTAGGGGTCGGGAAAGACCCGTGGGGAAGACTAACCCGTTGAAATATAACGGGTTTTTCTTTGTCTGGAAATAAGGTGGAAAGTGCCTTATTTGAGGGTTGGAAAGCTAAGTCATTGAAATCGTTAGAAGATTTGGCAAAATACTCTATACTCTCTCATCTACTCCCCCTCCTGTAAGGAGGGGTAGTGAGAGGGGTATAGAGGTGGAGAGTGTTATTACGCCGTTTGCGCTCAAGAACGCCAGCCGTGGCCGAACGGTGGTTGGTGCCCCGTAGATTGCAGATGCGGCGGGGGTGATGTAAGGTGGTTCGATGACAGATATCACCAGCAAGCCCGACCTGGACACCCTGAGGGATGATCTCAGGATGGGGAGGCACCGCAAGGCGTTCTCCAGTCTCAGGGCCATGCGCAGGCTCCTGGAGCGTACTACGGTCGAGTGCTACGAGGGGCTGAGGCCCATGAAGGACATGGCGGCGGTTGCAGTAGCGGTGAAGGCCATGGCCGAGATATTCGTTGCCGAGAAGACCCTGGTCGCCGCGGGCCTCGATATGGAGGAGAGCAGCCAGCACCCGCTGGGGCATGACGGCGGGATGCCCGAGCTGGCCCCCAGGAACTACCGATCGGTCACGAAGTCGTACAAGAAGGGCACAGGAGCCCGTGGCACACCGATAAGCGAGTTCAAGGTCGTGGAGGAAGGGGAAAGCGTCGGAACGCCCCTGGACCAGATTACAGACCAGATGGAAGATCAGTTCTAGGTTCGTATCCGGGGAGCGGGTTCATTTTCCAGCAGGATTTGGAACGTGAGCCTGAAAATACACTTGGCGATATGGGATCGGAAAGTGGCCTGGCGTAACCCTATGCAAGACTACAATTTTTGTGGGTGTACATAGGGTTATAACATACCAAATGAGGGGCGGCTCACCTTATCGGCGCTAATGTGAGCGCGCGCTCACTTTCCGGGCAAGCCCGGTCGATCTGCGCCTTGGCCGCGTCCAGCTATCGCTTGGCACAATTTTCTAGCCTGTGGATTATTTCCGCTTGCATGGCCCTCTGTGGCGTGGGATGAATATCGACCGGGAGGCACTCGCCCCCGGATTATCGACGGTTGGACCGTCTATTGTAGCACAATTGGAGGATAGGTTATGCAAGAAGCTACTTTCGTTTATGCCGCGCTGGCCGCGTGGCGCGGCGTCAAAGAAGCGCCAAAGACTGCGTCCCATGGGATGCTTTCGTACGACGCGACTTGCCTTTATGACTATCGCAGGCGCGAGCCGGTCGCTTGGCCGATTGGCAAAGGCAAGCGCCGCGCCATCGTTATTGGCCAGTCGCGCGGCCAGCGGTACGGGAGTTGGGGCCGGTCAAGCGACAGTGTCGCGCGTATGGTAGAGTGCGCGATTGACCCCGCCGTCGACGGTACGGCGATTGTTCTACCCCATGACGTGGCGCCAAACGCCAAATCTCCCGACTGGCAAGGCGTTGCTATTTCCTGCGTTGCGCACAATCACGTTGCGGAAGGCTACGCCATCGCGCGGGCTATCGGCATGGCCGTTAGCAAGCTTCCAAAACCCGTCTATTCCGCCCCTAGCGTGTATCGCGGCTATGGCGCGCAAAGCGGTGCTAATCTCCAGATTGCTCTGGACGCGCTCGATCCGGTCAAGGCTAAGGCTAAGCGCGCCCGTGAGCGGAAAGAGAGGCGCTACAATGAAGCTGTCAGGGCGTTTGACCGGCTTGTTACGCAAGCGGGGGACCGGGACAGGGACTATAATCTCGCGACTGCAGCCTGCTCGCGGTCCGGGCCTAGCGTGCAATCCATCGCGGCTTATCTGCGTTTGCCGCTCGATACCTATATTAAATTCGTGTATCCGAACGGAAAAGGGACGCAGCGGACCAGCTACCAGTATAGTTCGGACGAATTGAGCGGGCGGGTTCCGACTGTCTACGTTGAGCCTGCGGTATGTAGGTCAGGATACCATTTCACGGATATTGCGAACTGGTATGCATGGGCAAAGGGCGATTGCTACCTTGTGCGGCCGGAAACACTTATCACAAGGCAACAGGCTGATAAGTATGTTTCCGGCTCCATTCGCTTTGTGCGCAATCTGGGAAGCGTGCAAGCAATCCAGCGCGAGGCCGCGCAAGCCGGTAAATTGTGGGACGCGCGATATGGCAATGACCCATGGGAAGCGCGAAATAACATCATGAATGAATATAAATCGTTCATGATCGCGCCTAAGCGTAGCGATTTTGGCTTGGAGGATTAGGCCATGACAAAGGGACCTGTCTTTCAACATCGTCACTACAAGGCGATTGCTGCCCAGTTTGCAGCAATGCGCTATTCATTTGCCCGCCCCGACGGGCTGGCAGCTTATGATAAAATGTTGGAAGCGGTATCCAACATGCTCGCTCGGGATAATCCGCGCTTCGATCGAGCGCGTTTCCTCGCCGCATCTAGTGGCAAGCCTTCCAATGGTCGGGACAAGGTGAAGTAACATGGCAAAGCATATCAATGATGACAACGACGCGGCGCCGCTTGCGCGTTTTCTCGCGCGCTACTCGCCACAAGGTCCCATGCCTGTTGACGCGGCAATAGCGCTGCAGGACGCAAACCAGCGTAGGCCCGGCATACTGACACCACGCGCCGACAATGAGGAACAGGAGGAATAGGCTATGACAAAGTATGTTCACGACACCGCATCCGGCCGCATCATTTCGGCGTATGTCATTCTCAACAAGCGCGGGAAGCACGTTGCCACGGTGCGAGCATACCATGGCAGTGCTGTCTTGGTGAACGTGTGGAACCATAGCGAAGATGCGCAACTGCGGTGCGCCAGGGCCCGAAAGGTCAAGATAGAAAGCGAACGTACTGCGCACGACGCTTTCTATTTCCAATACGGACGCGCGGGGGGCCATGGGTACGATAAGTTCACCGCCGCGCTGTCAGGCTTGATTATCGACGGACACGAACTGACGAACCATTGTGGCGCGCGCCTTCCGTTGCCCAAGGGTGCCAAACTGTTCCCGTGCGACTTCAAGGTTCCGCCGGGCTACGCCCTGGCCAATTGGACAGGATCGCGTGAAAAGCCGGACGAACCGCAGGGCTATATGGACTGCTATCGCAAAGAGGGCATGGAATACCTGAAGGCGCTTGGCTATCAGGTGATTACCGCGATATGAAGCCGCGCCATATGATCGAAGGCCGCGAAACACTCGCGACCTTGGTAGCAGTCGCCCTAGGCGTCATGCTGCTAGGCTGGATTATGTGAATGGAGGGTGAGACAATGACCTTGGAGCAGCTAGAAGCTATTGAAGCGATGCGTGAAGCGCTTAAAGACGCGCGTAGTTGGAATAACCAAGACATTCGAAACTTTGAGGACATCACACCAAGTTTGGACATGCTGAAGGCTCGCCGCGGGGTGATTGCTAGGGCATTGAAGATCGATGCATCGTGCGCGGGACAGGCTACCGAATAGTTAACCAGATGATTGGTATCAGTCGCCCTGGCTGTCATGCTGCTAGGCTGGATAATGTGAGAGGGAAGCCCGGTTTATGCCGGGCTTTCTTTTTTGCTTGCCACACCCAATTGTCTCGGGGTAAGGTCCAGCTATCGCAATTGATGGAGGGATGAATGCTTAACGAATTGCTAAGGGCTATCGCGCTGGAAATTGGATACCAAGCAGATCGCGCGGTGGTTAATTGCCGATGGGTCGAAGAGGTGGCCGACACAGCCGACAATCACAAGCGCTGGCTTGCAAACAATCTCTAGGTCGAATGATTGACCCACGTCAGTTGAAAGGGGAATAGGCTATGTCTGAGCGTGTTGTTATTGTGATCGAAACAGGCACTTCAGCGTTCAATGACCAGCCTGCTACAGAGCTGGCGCGCATATTGTTTGATGTTGCCACACGCATCCAGGATGGGGAAGTGGATGGTGTGCCGGTTATGGACGCCAATGGCGTTAGTGTGGGCAGCGTTAAGCTGCAGCGTATGCGCAAATGATTGACCAAGGAAAGGATATGCCAGTGTTACAGAATGTTACAAAGCCCCTTAGGGAGGTTGATCCCACGCCGGACGCAAGCCCGTTTCTTCAGTTACTAAAAGCAATCGACCTAGAGTGCTGGTATCAGATGCACAAGGAGGAATGGGACGCTATAGGGTTCGGTCGTGACCTTGCGCCTACCTAGCCTAATCCCCCTCGATGCTGCCTCAACCCCTCTCCGGAGGGGTTTTTCTTTGCCTGCGGCCCATGCCAGATAGGCTAAGTGATTGATCCATAAGGCGTTTATAGTGCCGCGTGGTCAGCTAAGCCGCATAATAGGCATTACGGCATATCTAACCCCCTAGCCGGTTGGCGATAGGTTAGCGAGCGCTCACTTGCCCCCATGTTGGAACGTTATAACGTCGCCCTCGAAATCTGGCGATCGCGACCCCCCTACCCCCGCCGGTATAAAGGGCCCCCCTGCCCTGCCCCTTCGCCACCGGAAATATTTTAGCCGCGGTGAAAATTCAAAACGGGTTCCTGGTAAGAAACCATGTGTCAGAATAATTTTTATTATTATATAATTTCACAAAAACCAAAACGGTCCCGCGCGCTTCCCTGTGAGCGATAGAACGTGCTACAATAGACCATGGCCGACGCACCCTTCACGATGCCCACCCGTCTTGTCCTCGTGCGCTGGGAGGACGCCTGCAGCTACGACGAGGGTGGGTGGATCAGTTGGGAGAAGGTCCAGGCCGCGGAGTTGTCGTTCATCCAGTCGACCGGCTTCGTGGCCAAGGAGACAGACAAGTACATCGTCCTCGTGGGCTCGATCTGCGAGGAGGACGGCACCTCGGGTAGCGACGTCTGCATCCCGAAGGCCAACATCGTAGAACTGAGGGAGCTAATCTAATGTCGATGTTCAGGTGGGCAAGTGGTCGAAGCGACGACAAGCCCCTTACCGTAAAAGCGTACAGGGCTAGCGAGCTAGGCTGGGCAAGGGTGCGTCCGGACGTGTGGCAGAAGCCTAACGGTGATCTGTATAAGCACCACAATACGGGCGAACCCGTTATCGAGGTCGTGGAAGACCAGTGAGCCTCATCGCCAAGGTCGCCGCGATCGTCAAGGCGACGCAGAACAACCGCATCGTGGACCTGCCCGAGGACGTGAGGGAGCTTACGCGCTTCATCCCGCGCCCCTTGCAGGCGCAGATGTACGCCCGCATGAAGCGCTTCAACTCGTGGGTGGTGCATCGCCGGTTCGGAAAGTCCGTCCTGGCCGTCAATGCTCTTGGAGAGAAAGCAATCGAATGCCCATTCCCGAACGGAAGATACGCGTATCTGGCTCCGACCTACGATATGGCAAGGAACATTGCATGGACTTACCTGAAGGATTTTGCGGACCGTATACCCACCGCGGAAAAGATGGAGAGCAAACTTACTGTGGAGCTACCGACACGACTAGGTGGCCGTGCTCAGATTGCCCTTTATGGAACAGATACGCCGAAGCAGCGCCTCCGCGGCATGTACCTCGACGGTGTCGTGTTCGACGAGTGGGCGCAGATACCGCCGCACGTCTGGACGCAGCAGGTCCGCCCGATGCTGTCGGACGTAAACCGTAACGGCTTCGACAATCGCCTCGACCCGAACCAGTGGGCGATCTTCATGACGACGCCTTTCGGGCGCAACCATGCCCACCACATGCACCGCCGCGCGGAGTTGTGGGCGCAGGGCTTGGGCGCGAAGATGGGCGGCGGCGAGATCGACAGTGCGGCGGGTGAGGAGATCGTGTATCGTAGTGACTGGGCCGCGGAACTCTGGAAGGTCAGCCAGACCGGGGTGTTGAACGCCGAGGAACTTCGTCTGGCCAGGATGGACATGAACGATGACGACGCCTACGAGCAGGAGTACGAGTGCAGTTGGGACGCCGCCGTCAAGGGAGCTATCTACGCCAAGCAACTGGCCGAACTCAAGGACCGCGACCGCATCCGGGCTGTTCCGTACAACCCGCTCCTCCCCGTTCATACAGGGTGGGACCTTGGTTTCGATGACTGCACCGCTATCTGGTTCGTTCAATGCGTGGCCAATGAAGTTCGCGTTATCGATTACTACGAGGCCGCGGGCGCTGCGCTAGACCACTACGCCGACATTCTGGAGAAGAAGGGGTATCGCTATGGAAGACACTACTGGCCGCACGACGTCGAAGTCACCGAGCTTGGTTCGGGCAAGTCCCGCGCCTCTGTCCTCCGTGCCCTTGGAGTTCGCGGCGTCACTGTTCCGCGCGCCAACGTGGAGGACGGCATTGCAGCGGTACGAACACTTCTGCCGCGATGCCTCTTTGACGCAAGCTCAACGCAGGACGGCCTTGACCGCGTGGCTCTGTACCACCGAGAGTATGATGAACGGCAGCAGGTATTCCGCCAGAAACCCAAGCACGATTGGACGTCTCACAGTGCGGATGCACTGAGGACCCTGGCCATGGGTCTTCGCAAGTTCGCGCCCGAGCAGGGGCAAGACTATCTCCAGCAAACGGCGGTGTTGTAGAGTGCAGTTTCGTACAGCGTCGGGTTCCGAGTTACTGGTCGCACATTGCGTATGGGGCAACGACCTGTGGAAGGGCCTCAAGAACGTAAGGATCGTGGATGACTACTTCGGAGAACAGTATGTCGACACCCTCGTCAACGAGTGGGGATACACCCGTCCAACTGGACCTGTTCATTCCGGAAGGCCAGCTTTTGTCTCCGACACAAGAGCCGAAATCGCCTTTCTATTTGCCCCCCACACCGCGGGAGTTGCGCAGATATGCCATGAGATTGGGCATGCCATTCACGACCGAGTGTACCCTGCCAGCCAGGACTGGGGCCACGAACAGGCCGAAGCCTTCGCGCTACTAGCCGACGTGAACGCTGGTCGTTGGCGCACCCTGGAGACTGCCGAGCGCAAGTCGTTCCACGAGCATATCCGGGCGTGCCGCAACAACCCCGGATACGAGCGCGCCTTGCGCTGGGCGTTCTCGTTGCGTAAGCTGAAACTCAAGGAGCAGATGGATGCAATCGCCAAAGGATGAAGACGCAACCTGTGACGACTGCGGGTGGAAGGGTTCGGTGAAGCTGCTCCAGCCCAACCCGCGATCGCCTATCCCCGACTGCTGCCCGGAGTGCGGCTCGCCGGAAACTTGGTGGCCGAGCGCTAATCATGGATAGCAACGGTGCGTACCGCGAAGGGTACTACGGCAAGTACCACCGCCCCGAAAGCCAGTATTTGCGGGACTGCGTCCGCAAGATTGATAAGCAGATAAAGTTCCTCCTGGCCGAAAGGGATGCCATGGTAAAAGCGTATATGGGGTACGAAACCCTGTACGACGCGCAGAAAAGACGCCATGGATAAGCCCAGCGAAACCGTCCGCCCGCGGCGCATCAAGTACCACTCCTCGACGCAGCGCGGGGTGGGATCGAGCGGCAGGGACGACAGCGACAACCCCCTGTCGCAGAACTTCCTCCCCCTCGACGACCGCGGGGAGCGAGGCCGGGCGCGTTGGTGGGCGCTGCACGGCAAGAAGTACGCCCGCAAGGACGTGGTTGAGTTCGATTAGCTAATGTGCTAGGCTCCAGCCTATGCAGGTCCGTTACGACATTGGCGCGATCTTCGCGCCCATCGTCCGCCTCTTTGGGGGCGGCCAGAAACAACAGCCCCAGTATTTCAACACCGGGCCGAGCGCCGCCGACGTGCGGGCGCAGGAGGAGCGGGCCGCGCGGGAGGCCAAGAACAAGAGCATGGCCGAGCAGGCCAACCGCCAGGGCGCGGCTTCGTCCCTTCTCACCGCAGCGGATAGCGGCTCCGAGTTCTCGGGCCTGAAGACGCGCAAGACCCTCTTGGGAGGCGCGTAATGGCTTACGCAGTCGGCGGTAACGTCCGCACCCGCGAAGTGGCGATCAGCGCGCAGAATACCTTTACGGACTGGGTGCGGCTCTCCGCGAGCGAAAAAGCAAATATATTCACCGCCAGCCTTACGGATGACAGCACCACCCTAAGCGTAGTGTGGGTCGTGCAGGCTCGTCGCGTCAAGTCGGACGGCACCACGGGCAACACGCTGGACATTTACACGTCCCCGGCGGCCTCCAATGGTGGTCTGCAGACCGCGCAGATCGCGGGGGTGTGGGAAGTTCGTGTCGGTGTCAAGACCGGTGGCTACACGGCGGGCACTGGCGTCGCGGCCCTAAGCTGGTAGGCGGGTATGCCCAGTAGCAACATCTTCGGCAGTATATTCGGCGGTCTGCCCCTAACTGGCGGAACGCTCACCCCGCCGCCCGATACCTCTGCGCTGGTCATTACGGGCTACAGCGTATCGGGCTCTGGCACTACCCCGGCTATCAATGTCAGCGGAACGTGGAACACGACTGGCATTGCCGACCTGGCCGTCTTCGACGTCACGAATACCGCCAGCAACGCAATTTCCCGTCTGATCGATCTGCGGGTTGGCGGCACGTCGCAGTTCCAGGTTTTGCGCGGCGGCGCGGTGTCCCAGCGCGGCCCCGTTCTCGTTCTGAGTGCTACCGCAATTCCTGCCGGTGGCACGGCGGGTTCCGGGTTCCGGTTTTTTCAGACAACGAACTTTGGCATATTTGGCGGTTCTGGCGCGCCGACGCTCGCAGCCGCCAAGGGTTCGCTGTACCTGCGGAGCGACGGTACCACCACGAATAACCGCGCGTACATTAATACGGACGGGTCGACGACGTGGACCGCCCTCATGACGGAGGCGTAATGACCGGCAACGAATTCCTGGCCCGCAGCATCGCGCAGTTGATGATCGAAATTGCGGCGCAGATCGACGCTTCGGCCGAGAAGGACAAGCGCATCGCGGAGCTTGAGGCGCGACTGGCGGAAGATAATTCGGCCAAAAAGGACGGCAGCCCAGCGTGAAAAACAAGCTGGCCGACGCAATCGTAGAGCGGGAAAAGACCAAGCGCGGCGAAAGGGGTTCGTGGGAAAGCCTGTGGCAGTCGATCGCGCGCTACTGCCTGCCCAACTCCGCGTCGTTCATGGAGCAGATCACGCCCGGCCAGGACCGCATGCGCTATATCCTGGACAGCACAGCGCCGCGGTCACTGGAAATGTTCGCGTCCTTCCTGCACACGCTCCTGAATAACCCGGCCTCTGAATGGGTGCGCCTGGGGGTGGAGGGTGAGCCCGAGCTTCAGCTTTCGTCCACGGTGCGAGCGTATCTGGAGACGTGCCAGAAGAAGATCATGAACGCGCTCACCTCCCCGAGCGCCGATATCTATTCGCAGCTCCACCAGGTCTACCTCGATATCGGCGCGTTCGGCACCGCGGTCATGTTCGAAGACGTGGTCAACAAGAAGCTGCGTTGCCGCGTCTACCACCTCGACGACTGCGTGATCGACGAGGGCGAGGACGAGAACATCGACAGCATGATCCGCCAGCGCCACCAGACGAAGCGCGCGGCGCTCCAGCGCTTCAACCCAGAGAAACTGGGCCGGGAGTACACCAACCTCTCCGACGACAAGCTCGGCACCAAGGATCGCTTCCTGCACGCCGTATTCCCGGCCACCGACCCACTGGCCGAGGAGTTGCCCGAGCGCCAGAAGCTCAAGGGCGCGGCCTTCTACTCGTGCTGGATTTTGACCGGCCACGAGAACCGCATCCTGGAGTACGGCTCCTACGAGGAGTTCCCCTACTTCGTGCCGCGCTGGTACAAGGCCCGCGGCGAAATCTACGGGCGCAGCCCGGCCATGACCGCCATGCCGGATATCCGGATGGTCAACCGCATGTCGGACACGATCCTGCGCGGGGCCGAGAAGATCGTCGACCCGCCGCTGGTCATCCCCGATGGATCGCTGGTGTCCCCGGTGCGCCTCCATGCCGGTGGCCTCACGTTCACCGAAGGCCAGGTCGATATCAAGACCCTGATCCCGCCGGGCACGTCGCGCATCGAGACGGGCAACGAACTGCTCATCGCGCGCCAGCAGTCGATCAAGGAAGCGTTCTTCACGCCGCTGTTCGTAACTCCGGATAGCCCGGTCAAGACGGCCACGCAGGTCCTCCAGGAAGTCGACGAGCGTAACCGCGCTCTATCCCCCATGCTTGTGCGGATGCAGACGGAGCTGTTCTCGCGCCTCGTCACGCGCACGTTCAATATCCTTGAGCGCTCGGGCGTCCTGCCCAAGCCCCCGATGGAACTGGCCGGGAAGCAGTTGAAGCTGGAATACGTCTCGCCGCTGATCGCCTCGCAGAAGCAGATGGAGGGCCTGTCCCTCGTCCGCACCTTCGAAATGATGGCGGCGTGGGCGCAGGTGGACAAGGGCTTGTTCGACTGGATCGACACTGATATGGTGGCGCAGTTGCTCCCGCTCGCCAACGGTGCTTCGGCCAAGATCGTGCAGACCCGCACCAAGGTGGACAGCGTCCGCAAGGCCCGCGCGCAGCAGGAGCAGGCCGCGATGCAGGCCCAGTTGATGCCGGAAGCGGCGCAAGCGGGTGCGGCCCTGATGACGGCAGGAGCGAAGGTAACACAGGCCAATAATGCAGGCTAAGAGGGAAGTATCTCCAGAGGAGCTTGTTCTCCTCTATCAGGACTGTTTTGGCTCGCCCGCGGGCAAGGTGGTCCTGACGCATCTGGTGGCCAAGTTCGGCTTCACCAACAAGTCGACTAACGTGCCCGGCGACCCCTATGGCACGCACGTCAACGAGGGTCATCGAGGGGTGCTGGTGTATATCGGCAAGATGCTGTCGATGACGCCTGACGACTTGAAGCAGCCCACAGAGGCTGAGAGTGAAACGTCCGTTCAGAGAAAGGGTGAGGGACATGAAGGCGAGTTCTAGTTTTCGAATTTATTATGACGGAGAAGCCGGTGGAAGTGGAGGTAGCGGAGCTGCGGGCGGCGCTGGTGCAGGCGGGGGTGGTGCGGGAGGAACAGGCGCTCCGAATAGCCTTCTTGGAGACGGAGCTGGAGGCACTGCGCCAGGCGCGGGGGCAGGAAATACTGGACAAGGCCAACAGCCAGGCGGCGAAGTTTTTAAGCTCCCTGACGGCTGGGACTACCGATCCGCTCTCCCCCCGGAGCTGAAGGAAAGCCCTTCGGCCAAGAAATACGCCAACATCGAGGAGCTGGTGCGCGGCTTCGACCACGCATCGCAGTTTATCGGGCGACCGACCGACCACCTGGTCGAGCTTCCCCCGAACGCGAGCCCCGAGGTCCAGCGCGCGGCCTTCGAAAAGATGGGCCTGCCCAAGGACATTTCGGGCTACAAGCTCGACCAGAAGGCGGTGGGTGAAAGCATCAAGCTCGACGCGCCGGGCATGAAGACCCTCACCGAGGCGGCCTTCAAGGCGGGCGTGCTGCCCAAGCAGCTTGAAGGCTTGCTCGGCACGTTCAATGGCATGATCGAGCAGGGCCAGAAGGACATGGCCAACGCGGAGATCGAGCGTAACGGCCAGAACATCGAAGCGCTCAAGCAGGAGCTTGGCGAGGCGTTCGACGGCGACGTGGCCGCGGCCAACTTCGCGGTCAAGAAACTGGGCGGCGATCCCCTGCGCGAAAGCCTCAATCGGGCAGGATTGGGTACGGACGGCCCGGTCCTGAAGATGCTCGCCAAGGTCGGCAAGATGCTGTCCGAGGATGAGGGCGGCGGTGACAAGCCGGGCGACTTCGGTGGCGGCCTGACACCGGATGCGGCCAAGGCAGAAGGGCAGAAGCTCATCAACCAGGCGATCAACGAGCCCAACCTGACCAAGCGCCGCGAGCTTGAGACGAAGGCCCAGGAGTTCTTCGCCAAGGCTGAAAAGAGGAGCGCCAAGTAATGCTACCGCATCAGCAACGAGTGGTCGACGAGAAGGCCGAGCTTGAAACCAAGTTGGTGGCGCTTTCTAGGTTTATCTCGATCGGGGGAGTGTTTGAAACCCTCGATCCCGCAGAGAAAGTACGGCTGCGCGCGCAGCGCAATGCTATGAATGAGTACCACGATATCTTGGCCGAGCGTATCGCAGCGTTCAAGTAGGGCTTGACAAATCCGTGGGATTATGACAACCATACTCCCACGGACCAAGTTCGGCCCCTGGATAGGGACACCCGGCGCGGTTCCACCGAACCCCCACAACCTATCCAATAGGCAACGTATCTGATGCGTATTCTTTACTCTGTCGACATTCCGGTGTCGTATGTCACCCAGTTCTCCAGCAACGTGCATCTGCTCGCGGAACAGCGCTACTCGCGCCTGCTTCCCGCGGTCATGCGCGAGCAGGGTACTGGTGAGAGCGGCGCGATCGAAATCACGGGAGGCATCGACGCCCCGAACGAGATCAACGAGCGCCACGGCGACACGCCCCTGAACAGCACGCCGCAGACCCGGCGCTGGTGGTTCATGAAGGACTACGACGTGGCCGACCTGATCGACAAGCAGGACCGCGTCAAGATGCTCATTCAGCTCGACAGCATCTACACCATGCGCCACGCGGGCACGATGGGCCGCGGCATGGACGACGCCATCATCGACGCGCTGTACCGCACCGCTGTCACCGGCCACACCGGCTCGGGCACGACCGCCTTCCCGACCTCGACCCAGCAGCTCGCTTCGGGCTCGACGGGCCTCACGATCGACAAGCTCAACCGCGCCAAGGAAATCCTCGACGCCAACGAGGTTGACGAGTTCTACCCGCGCTTCTTCGCCGCCACGTCCCGCCAGATGCGCGAGCTTCTGGAAGACGACAAGGTGACGTCGCAGGACTTCAACACGGTCAAGGCCCTCGTTCAGGGCCAGGTCGACACTTTCCTGGGCTTCAAGTTCATCCGCACCGAGCGCCTGATCTCCTCGTCCAGCGTGCGCAACTGCTTCGCTTGGGCGCAGCCCGCCATCCGTTTCATCGACGGCATGGCCCCGAACACCACGGCCTCTCCCCGCCCGGACAAGCGCTACGCGCAGCAGATTTACACCTGCGGCTCGTGGACTGCTCTCCGCACGGAAGACGAAATGGTCGTCTCGGTCCTGTGCAGCGAAGCCTAATAGTTAACCAAGGAAACTGACACATGGCCACTCTCTACTCCGACATCATCACCGGGCTTCGCGCTAACCCGCAGACGAAGCCTGACAGTGGTGTTTCCAACGGCAAGGTCCGCGTCCAGGCATTCACCTGGACGGGCGACGCTGCTCAGAACGATCTTGTCCAACTGTGCCGCCTCCCTGTTGGGGCGCGCATCATCACCGGGTTTGTGAACTTCACCGACTTCGGTACGTCGATCACCCTCGACATCGGTGACGGCACGACCGAGAACAAGTATCTCTCGGCGCTGGACGTGGCTACGGCTGCGGGCACGTCGGCCTTCGCGAACACCTGGGCTCTCTACGGCCTTGGCCGCGAGCGCCTGTCGACGGCCATCACCCTGACGGCCAAACTGGAAGGCGGCGACCCGGCCTCCGGCTCGCTGTACGGCTACGTCCTCTACGCGGTGGAGTAGCCTCTTGGCCACTCTAACCCTCAACGCCTCGATCACCCCGTCCCGACAGGTCACTGTGACCTACGGGACGGGAGGGTCCTTGACGGGGTCCGTGGCCCTCCTGGTGGACGACGCCACGGGGGACATGGACGCCGACAAGCTCATCAACGGCATCCTGCGCTCGTGGCGCAGGCAGAAGTCCAAGGCCACTACGATCGCGGGCATGGCTACGTCCGGCGATACGCTAGAGTAGTCCTCGCGGCGGGCGTTCCCTCACCCTCCTCCCCCGCCGCGGCCCCCTGTCCTTCTGGACAGGGGGTTTCTCTTTGTGTCATACTATTGGGCAGGACGGGGCCAGCACGGAAGGACGTGCGGTCGGGTGCGCGATTGGATAGCTCACTGGCTAGAGCGGTCGACAGTACGCTTGGATCGATACCATAGCTGCGCGCACTCCGGGGTCGACAGTCGGTATCAAGCCCGACGCCCCGTCCCGTTTTCTTTTACCCGTCATCCGTGATAGTATCCGGGGATGGCGAGCCAAATCCAAATCTGTAATGTAGCGCTCACCCATTGCGGCGAGCCGTCCATCACCTCGCTGAACGAGGACGGCAAGGCGGCGCGGGTTCTGAAGCGTGTCTATGACGTGGTCCTTGACCAGGCGCTCACCGATTACCGATGGTACTTCGCGATGGAGCGCGCCGAACTGGCCGCGGACCCCGCCGCCCCGCTGTTCGGTTTTACCTACCGCTTCACGGTGCCGTCCGACCTGCTCCAGCTTGTAGGCATTGGCGACGACCAGAACGAGAGCAAGCGTAACTACACGGCCAGTGAAACTATCTTCAAACGCGAGGGCAACTATATCCTGGCCGACACCTCGCCGCTCAAGATCGTCTACGTCAAGCGCGTCACCGACCCCGGCATGTACTCCCCGGAGTTCGTGAAGTACCTGTCCTACCTCTTGGCCACGACTATCTTCTACGACCTGACCAAGGGCGCAGACCGCTATACCGCCCTCGTGCAGGGCCGCGAGCAGGCCGCCAAGCAGGCCAAGTTCAAGGGCGCGATCCAAAGCACCCCGGAAGTGATTGTCATGTCCGACTGGATCGACAGCCGCTTCTCCGACAACTATCCCTATCGTATCGGCCCTGTCGTCTAGTGGCTCGCGCTAACCCGATCCAGTCCAACTTCACGGCGGGCCTGCTCACCCGCCGTCTGCGCGCCCGCGACGATCTGGAGGCGTACCACCAAGGTATGCGCCAGGCTCTAAACGGACATATCCTGCCGCACGGTGGGTTCATGCGCCGCTCGGGCTCGGTCTACGTGAACGCGGTCAAGAACCGCACCAGCGCCAAGAACGCCCTGATCCCATTCGACGTAGCCTCCGATCAGCAGTATATCATGGAGGTCGGGCACAACTATATCCGCTACTACGCCAACCATGGCCAGGTTGAGAGCAGCCCCGGCACGCCGCTGGAAACGGTGACGACCTACGGCAATGACGAGCAGCAAGACCTGCGCACGGCGCAGCAGGTCGACGTCATGTATATGGTCCACCCCAACGGCCATCCGTACAAGCTGTCTCGCACCAGCCTCACCTCCTTCACCTGGACGAAGGTGTCGTGGAAGGGCGGCAACGCGCCGATGCAGCCGTCCAACATCACGGCGATCACCTGCACCAAGACCGGCGGCGGTAGCCCCTACACCTTCACCTTCTCCGCGGTCCCGAAGCCGGGTGGCTTCACGAACGCTGATGACCTGGGGCGCACGCTGCGCTTCCATGACGGCGTGTACGAGATCACCACGGTGTCCTCGACCACGGTTGTCATCGCCACGCAGTTGAAGGCCCTGGCGGACCCGGCGGGCGACACAGCCACCCCGGACTGGGCGCTCGGCCTGTTCTCCGACACGGACGGCCCCCGCGCGGTAATCTTCCACGATGGCCGCCTGTGGTACGGCGGCTCACGAACCGCACCGGACGTGATCGTCGGCTCCGTGTCGGACGACTACGACAACTTCTTTCGGGGCCTGGCCTACGGTGTAACGCCTACGATCAACGAGGACGACAAGTCGATCGTGAAGCGTGTGCAGGGTAAGCGCTTGCAGACGATCATGTGGCTGGCCTCGCAAGCAGACTACATGGCGATCGGCTCGGCGGGAGGCGAGTTCCGTATGTTCTCGTCTGATACCAGCGGCGTGATGACCCCGAACGCCACGATTATCCGCTCGGCCACGTACCGCGGTTCGGCATACAAGACCCCGGTGCAGATCGATAGCCAGATCATGTTCGTGCAGTCGAACTTGCGCGAGCTATTCGAACTGAAGTACGACGTGGTCAAGGACAACTTCTCCTCGCGCAACCTCATGCTCCTGGCCGAGGACGTGCCGGACAGCGACGTCAACGGGCGCGGCGGCATCCTGCGCATGGCGTACCAGGCTACACCAGACAGCACGATTTGGATGGTGCATGGCGATGGCTCGCTGATCGGCCTCACCTACGAGCCCGACCAGAAGGTCATTGGCGTTCACCCGCACTCGATCGCCAACGGCCTCGCACGGGTCGACGATATCGCGGTGTGCCAGAACCCATCCTCGACCGCGCATGAGTTGTGGTTTCTGGCCACGATCGAGGTAGACGGTGCCACCGAGCAGTACGTCTGCTACATGGATCAGCAGTACCGCCCGGCGCTATCCTATGAGCGCGCCACGAACGACGAGAAGATCAGGGCGCTCGACGAAGCGTACTTCGTGGACCTTGGCCTTAAGTTCGACAACCCGGTCCTACTGGCCAGCTTCACCAAGGCGGCGCAGGGAGTGTTCACGGCCACGGCGCACGGCTTCGCAGACGGTGATCGTGTCAAGCTGCGCACCCCGCAAGGCCCCACCGAAATGGATCGCCTGTCCGCCATTGTGTCCGACAAGACGACCAATACATTCAAGCTCAAGGACGGCGGCGGTAACTATATCAACACGACGGACTGGGAGGACCTGGGCGATGTGGTCGAGCCTTCTACGTCGAACTACAACTCCCCACTCGTGCGCAAGGAAGTGACGACCGTGACTGGGCTCGATCATCTTGAGGGCCTTACCGTAGCGGTATTGGCTGACGGCATGGTGCATCCTGACGTCGTGGTGTCCGGTGGCGAGATCGAGCTTCAGCGCCGCGCCTCTATCGTGGCCGTGGGCTTGCCCTACGCCTACCGTGGCGAGACGCAGCGCTTCACCGAGGGTGGCAAGCTGGGCACCGGCCAAGGCCAGCCGTCTGCGATCGACAAGGTCGCTGTTGTGTTGCATAATACCGTTGGCGGATCATTTGGCGTGGGCAACGGCCTCGATCGCCATCTGTCGCCGCTTAACCTGCGCGAGGGTAACGGTCCTATGGATCAGTCGCCTCCACTGTTCACCGGAACCAAAGAAATTTCCGTGGAAGGTGGATGGGTTATCGAGCCCACGGTCTATTTCGAAAACACGCAGCCGCTCCCGATGACTGTGCTGGCCGTATGCCCGCGGATGCAGCTCAATGAAGGGTAGTGTTCGGTTCCGCCCGTTGAAGGTGTCGGACTTCTACGAGATCGAGCTTCAGCCCCGCCACGCCGAGGCGCAGCCGGTGTTCCGCGCCAACCCTCTCGTGTTGCACTCGCTCACCGAAAGCCCGTTCTCCTTTGTGATGGAGGTAGACGGCAAGGCGGTGGCTGCGCTGGGACCGAACGACGAGCGCGAGATTTGGGCGTATTTGGGCGCGGATTTGCGCCGCCACATGGTGCGCCTCGTGCGCTACACCCGCGCCATGCTGGGCATGTACGGCAAGTGCTGGGCCAGGGTGGACCGCACCAACCGGGACGGGGAGCGCTTCATGTTGCTATTGGGCCTCCGAAAGGTTAAAATGGCCGAGGAAGGCGTAATGGACACCTGGATTTACGATGCGCGTTAGGTACGATCCCGTTACCGCCGTCTTCGCGGGGGTGTCCGCTGTCGGCTCGATTGCTGGCGGCGCGATGGGCAGCAGCCAGGCTTCCGATGAAGGACGGTACAACCGCGACTTCTACAACTATCAGGCCGAACAGGAGAAGATCGCGCTGAACCGCGATCTAGACGCACAGCAGCGCGAGCGCACGGCCACGATCTCCCGCACGCGCGCCATCATGGCGGCGCAGGGCGGTGGCATGGACGGCGACTTTGTGGCCTCCCGCGAGGGCCTGTTTGAAGCCCAGCGCCTATCCCTGATCCAGGACAGTGAGGCGCGGCAGTCCGTCCTGCGCACCAAGGCCGGGTTTGCCATGAAGGCGGGTCAGCAGGCCGCCGACAGCGCGCTCATCAAGGGCTTCACCGGAGCTATCCCTGGCTTAACTTCGCTCTACGGTGAGGCCAAGAAAATTGGTGGCTCTAGCAGAACATCAGGGTCGGGAACCACCGTATAAATGGCGAACAAGTCGACCCGCCTTCCTGGCACCGAGTTCGAAAGCACCGGCAACCGCGCTCGATCGGTGGCGTCAGGCAGCCCCGGCTCCGCGGGCCTGAACCGCTCGGTGGCCACGGACATTGGCGTGGGCGCGCTTGTGGCGATGGAGGCGCTGCAAAAGATCAACGCCGAACGCGACGCTGTGACGTCGGTAAAGGCCGAAAGCGCTTATGTCATCGAGCGCGAAAACGAAGATGGCCGAGCTTGATCCCATGGCCGCGGACTACCCGGAGCGCATCAAGCAGATTTGGGGCGACGGCAAGGACGTTATCGCGGCGGCGGGCCTGACCACCCCCGCGGCGCAGGCTGACCTCGAACGCCGCTTCGCCCGCCATGGGGCTAGTGCCGAGCTTATTGGCATCAAACTGCGCAAGGACGCGGTAAGCCGGGAAGGACTGCTGACCGCCAAGGACGCGGCAGACGCCACCGGGGCCAAGATCAGGAATGATCCGGCCAATGCCAATGCCTACCTGGCCGAGTTCCAGGGCAGCATGGAGCGCCTGAAGGGGGTCATGGACCCCAACCAGATGCGCGAGTTTGCGCGTACCGCTGCTGACAAGCTCGCGGGCGACCAGATATTCGGATACGCAGAGAAGGGAAACTTTGCTGCGGCTCGTGCGGCGCTGAAGGAGCAAGCGCCCAACCTTACCAGGAACGAAGCAGAGGGCTTGTCTCGCCATATCGACAGCAAGGAGAGCAAGGCCCGCGCTGACGGCGACCGCGCCCGCACGCAGAACATCGCTACTTACCTCGTCGACATTGACGACCAGTTCTCCGGTAACAAGGAGATTAACCCAAACAACCGCGCCAATCTGGACGCGATGAAGGCCAAGGGCGCTATCTCGCCCGAGGGCTACCTGACGGCGGTACGCACGCTCAACAACCGCGAGGAGGCGCTGCGCAAGGATCAGGCCAAGGACGCGGTGGCGTTGGAGGAGTTCAACACCGGCACACCTAAGAACCAGGAAAACCTGGACCGGGCGGTGAACATCGCGCTGGGGCGTATCCCTATAGGGCGTATCGCGATCGAGGGCACCCCCGAGCAGCGCGCTACCGCCATCAAAGTCATGGCCGGGATCGCGGGCACAAGCGGTATGCTCTACGGCCAGTTCAAGGACTTGCTGGAGAACAGCGACAAGACGACCGACAAGTCCCGCTCCGGGCAGGTGGCCTTCGCTGCCGAAGCTGCGGACGACCTGGAGAACATGGCCCCGCGTGCACTCGACAGCGCCAAGCTCGACAACACGGGCACGCTGGCGATCGTGCGTAGCGAGGCCAAGCGCCTGATCGAGCAGGGTGTGCCTAAGCAGGAGGCGTACAAGCAGGCTGCTTCGACGTACATGAGCAAGGGGCCGCTCACCATCACGGAGGAGAACGATCGCAAGGCGGTCCTGCAAAAGGATATCTCCAAGATCGACTTCCGTGGAATGGTGGAAACCTCCATGACGTCATGGGGCGAGCGTAACATTCCTCTCGTAAAACTCCCCGGCCAGGATGCGGCGTTGCAGGGTGAAGCCCGGCGCGCATACGAAGCTGCGTACATGCGAACGGGTAGCGCTGAGCAGGCCGAGGCGATCGCCAAAACAACCCTGAACCAAATCTATGGCACGACCATGGTGGGCGCGGTTGGTAAGGCCCCGGACCCCAATGTGGACGCGCGCCTCGCGCTCGTGAACCCGGGCATGGACCCCGCAGGAAGTCGCTCGCAAATCACCCGCCGCCCGCCCGAAAGATATTCCCCACCTAGTATGCGCGCCCTGCCACAGGAAGATCAGGCCCGTATCCTGCAGAACCAGATCGAGCCGGGCCTCAAGACCGCGGGTATCAATCTGGTCAAGGACCCGAGGTTCCCCCATCTGGCCTCCTATCGTCTGATGGCCGATAACCAGACCGAGCAGGATTTGCGCGAAGGTCGGTTGCCGACCTATAAGGTGCAGGTTCTCCGTGTGGGCGGCGAAGGCGAGTATTACGACGTAGATGGCATGAAGCGCTTTCGCCCGCCTACCGAGGCTGAGGTTCTGCAGGACCCGACATATCAGGCTATCGACGCCGAACGTATCGCGCGTGATCTGAAGGACCGTCAGTTCGAAGTCAACCGAGCGATCGAGAAGGCAAGGAACACAGAGCGTATGGGCAAGCGCCCGCCGCTCCGCAAGGGAGCCGAGTAGTTGCCGTTTGAAACGGAAGTCCAGCCGCTAGCGCCGGAAGTCGTCGCGCGCTTCAATAAGCCCGAAGGGCAGGACCAGTCACTTATGTCCCGCCTAGGGCAGCAGACCCGCGCGGCGTTCAGACTGGAGAACACGGTCGGCTCCATGATGAGCGACAGCGCGTTGCCCGACGCCAACCTCGCGCAGACAGACCCTCTGGCCGTGGCGCTGTTCGACGCCGAGGATTTCCTGGCCCCCGAGGAGAAGGCGTACAGCGACCGCTTCACCGCGGCCAACAGCTACCGCGACATCGAAGCTATCCGCTTCAGGATCGCAGACGAGAAAGCGGCGCGCGAGGCCATGGCCAGCGGCCCCCTACCCGAATGGCTGATCGGCACGGTCGCCGCGGTAGTAGACCCCACGACCGTCCTGCCCATCGCGGGGCCGCTCGTCAAGGGCGGCCGCGCGGCGGTGGCGCTGGGCTCGTTCGGGCGCGTGGGAGTGTCCGCGGCGGCAGGTGCAGCGGTGCAGGAAGGCGTGCTGCAGGGCACGCAGTACAGCCGTACCGCGGAGGAGAGCGCGGCCAGCGTGCTTGGGGCCCTCGTCGTGGGCGGTGTCATCGGCTCCGTGGCGGGTACGCTGGGACGGCGCGAGCTTGCGCAGCTTACCAAGACCATGCAGGGCGAGGTGCGCACCAAGGTCGAGAACGACATTACGCAGGTGCTTCGTGCCTCCAGCTTGGGCGACCTGCCTCCCCCGAAGGCGGGCCTGTTCGACACTACCGCGGTAGGACGGTACCTCGACGCCAATAACGCACCGAATTTTACCCTGCCTCGTAACAACGTGGTCAAGGCGACGGGTAATGACGTTCTGAACTACATTGCGGAGACGCAGCCCAATCTCCTCGACGACGTAACCCGCCTGGCCAACGAAATCCAGAAGGCCGACGAGCGTATCTCCCGCCTTGAGGCCGACCCCACCACGCCCGTCACGCGCATGGTGATGCCGCGCGACCAGCTTACCATCGACCTGATGGACGCGCTGGCCAAGGAGGGTACGCCCGCAGCCAAGAAGCAATTGGCCGATATCCAGGAAAGCCTCCAGCCCAAGGTCACGCTCAACCGCCTGAAGCGCGAGAACGAGGACCTGATCGCGGAGTGGGAGGCGGCGGAAACCCGCCTGGCCAAGACGATCGAGAAGACCAAGAAGGCGATGGCCGAGATCGAGGCCAACCTCACGCCAAAGGATCGCGCCGAGGCCGCTTTGGAGATCGCACGCCTGCAAGCCGCGTTCGAAAAGGAGCTAGCCGAGGGGCGCGACCCGCTGAAGTTGTACCCGCAGGGCGATCCTATGGACTGGCTGCGCGGCTTCGCGCGGTTTCCCGTCGAGCCCAAGGCGAAGGCCCCCAAGACCCCGGACAAGGTCGAGCCCCCGAAGCCGGGCGATCCTCCTGCCCCCAAGGACGCCTCGTCCGCGGCCACCGGCCCCAACGCCCCGGCGTCCGACCTGACCGCCCGCCTGCGCAGTTCGTTCAAGGTCGCGGAGATCACCGCCAAACTGGCCAAGATCGGCATGGCTTCGCCGTCCCTCTACATGGCGACGTCCATGTTCGAGACATCGCGCCGCGTCATCCAGCGTCTCGCCTACACCGGCCTCCTGTTCGACGACTACTACAAGGGCGCACGGGCGGTCGACGACTTCGAAACCGAGGTCAAGATACTGGGCCAGCCTGCGGTCATGCAGACGCAGCGTATCGCGGACACGGCATGGTCGGACTATAAACAGGCCGTAAAGGCGGGTGAAGCCCCGCCTATGACGCGCGCCCAGCTTTACGACGCGATCGGCACGGCCATGACGGAGAACGACGTCGGCCCGCACAAGATCATTTCCGACGCCGCCAAGGCGTATCGCGTGATCGACAAGCACTTCGCGGACCTGGCGACCGAGTGGGCGGTCGGGGTGTTCAAGAACCCCGAGGCCGTGGCCAAGAAGCGCGGCGGCAAAAGCCATCTTCAGCGCGTGTGGCATACCGAGCGCATCAAGGCCAACCCTGTGGGCTTCAAGGAACTGGTCATGGACTGGGTGACGCGCACCAGCCCGAACGCACCGCCGGACCTGCTCGACGACATTGCCGAAGATGTCATGAACAAAATCCTCGGCCACCCCGAGGGCCGTCTGCCTCCCGATATCAAGGTGCCGGAAGGACGCGGTTCGGCCAAGGAGCGCACGTTCGAAATCCCCGACGACTGGAAGACGGCGGACGGGCGCTACGCCGCCAAGGACTTTGTCGATCGCAACGTGGTCAACGTCATGGCGCGCTACTCTCGCACCATGTCCGCGGACATTGCCTACCAGAAGATCATGGGCGGCGACGAGGGTTTGGCCGTCATCATGAAGGAACTCAAGGACGAAGCCCGCGACATGAGGAAGGCACTGGCCGAGGAAGCCGATGCCAAAATGAGCAAGGGCGAACCGCCCAAGACGGGAGAACTGGAAAAGAAAAACCTCCAGATCGAGAAGATGCTGGAACGGGACCTATCCACGATCGACATGCTCGTCCACCGCATCCGCGGCACCGACCCCGCAGGCGCGGCAGACCCGCGCTACGCAGGTGCGCGCACGGTGTCGAAGATCATCCGCGATATCAATATCCCGGTGTTCATGGGATCGTCCCTCCTGTCGCAGCTCCCTGACCTTGCCAAGATGGTCATGACCGAGGGCATGATGCGCTCGTTCGGCTCGCTGGTGGGTGACTTCGCGGACGGCTTCAAGACCCTGAAGATTGGCATTAAGGAAGCCCAGCGTATCGGCACCGCCGACGATATGCTCCTGGGCGGGCGAGCGGGCCAGCTTGCGGATATGTCAGAGCAGTACACCCGCCAGTCCAAGGTCGAAATGATGACCGGGATGGTGGCCCACAAGTCGCTCGTGTGGTTTGGCGTGTCCCCGTGGAACACGATCATCAAGGGTCGGGCGTCATACCGGGGCGCGGACACGATCCTGCGCACCGTCTCGGCCATGGCCGAGGGCAAGCCAGTGTCCAAGTCCCGCGCCGCCTACATGCGCGCGATCGGCATTGGCGACTACGAAGCCGAGCAGATCATGAAGGAGCAGGGCGTGTGGGGCGAAGGCACCCGCGGCCTCCTCATTTCCAATGCCGACCAGTGGAAGAACCTGGAGGCCCGCGCGGCGTTCGAGCGCGCCCTCCTGCGCTACATCGACGGCAACGTCCTGACCCCTGGCGCGACCGACCGCCCCCTGTGGACGCAGGGTGAAGTAGGTAAAGTCCTCACCCAGTTTCAGGGCTTCGGCTTTGCCGCCCACCAGCGCATCCTCGTGGCCGGGCTACAGCAGCGCGACGCCAATGTCCTCTCGTCCGTGCTGGCCATGACCGCGCTGGGCATGACTTCCGTGGCCCTGCGCGACCTCGTGCGGGACGGCAAGATCGACGAGAAGCGCGATGCCCGCGCGTGGGTGCGGGATGGCGTAGACCGCTCCGGGGTGCTGTCCCGCGTCATGGAAATGGACACCATGCTGGGCAAGGCCACGGGGCTGAACGCGCAGCGCACCCTGACCGGGGAGGACGCCAGCCGCTTCCAGGGGCGCAGTCTGGTAGGGCAGCTTGGTGGCCCCACCGCGGCCACGATCGACAACACCGCCCGCGCCCTGCGCGGCGCGGCGGACGGCTCCATGACCGGGGCGGACGTCCACGCCATCCGCAAGATGATCCCGTATCAGAACTTTCTTGCGACAAAATGGCTATTTGACAGCGTCGAGCAGGGAATTGTCGACCAGTACGGCCTCGCTCCTCGACAGACCCCCCGCTAGTAGGATATAATCCGGCCATGAAGGTACGTTATACTGTTCCCTCCGATGCCTCGCGGGTAGGGTACTCCACCAACGGGTCGACCACGGTGTTCTCGGTCCCGTTCGTGTTCTTCGACGACACGGACCTTCAGGTCATCCTGGTGAACAACACCACGGCGGTCGAGACGACCCTCACTATCACCACGGACTACACCGTCACCGGGGGCGCAGGCTCCACGGGCAGTCTAACCACCATGGCTACCCACGCCACCGGCTCGACCCTCGTCATCCAGCGTCAAATTCCCTTCACCCAAGAAATAGACTACTCTCCTAACGACGGCTTCCCCGCCGAAGTGAACGAGGAGGGCCTGGACCGCGTAACCATGCTGGCCCAGCAGGCGTATCGTCGTGCCCTTCAGTCGCCCAAGCTCCCGGCCACCTACGATCCTACCGGCGCGGCTATCCCGCTTCCCCTGCCTGCTTCCGGTCAAGTGCTGGTGGGCAAAAGCGACAATTCAGGTTGGGAGAACAGCGACCCTGTTGACCTTGGGTTCACGACCCTCAGGGCCACTCTTACCGTCGACAACCTCGCAGACCTCAAGGCGCTGACGAGCAGGCCCGACGCGGTGGTGGTAAGCTCCGGGGTGGCCATGGGGCTGTGGCGGTGGGATGAAGGTTCCACCACGACCTCCGACGACAAGACGGTTGTAACCCCCACCAGCGGGACGGCGGGGCGGTACAAGAAAATATACGATGGCCGCATCAACGCAATGTGGTATGGCGTCAGTCCGGGCGCTACGGCAGCGGAGAACGACACGGCGCTGACAGCCTTCTTTACCGCCTGCGACGGAACTTCAGGCTACATCCCGGCAGGCACGATCAACACGAACGCAGTCAGCGTTACGTTGACCGGCGGCATGGACATTCTGTGCGACGCCACCATTGTCAACGCCGCGGGTGATAGCCTCGTTGCTGACTTGCTGTCCTTCACTGGCGCGGACACAGGCACCTTCCGTTGGAAGGGCGGCGTGCTCGATATGAACAACGGCGGCCGGGCCGCGCTGCTCGCGACGCAGTTTTCCGCGATCGACATCGACATTGACGAGTGCTTCGACATCGTGGCGGTAGACGGCGTGTCTAGCGGCAACACCGGGGCCGTGACAGCGCTTGACACCCCGGCCATCAAAGTTCGCGTGCGTTACGCTCACGACATGGACGGCACTGACGCGCCGCTCCTGGGCTCGGTGCCGCGTGTTGTGTCGGTTGGGGCCAGCGACGCCACAGTCATCAACTCGGAAATTCAGGCCGACCTGGCGCTCGACGTCCACGGGTACATCGTACTTGGTGACCACAATGGCGGCGTCTCCAACATCCACCACGGGTACGTAAAGGGGGCGGTAGACAACGGCGTCTACAACGTGGGCGATGCGGCCACGGTCAGCGTGTACGATTTCCACGCCAATGACGTGGACGAAATGTTTGTCAACTCCGGGTCGGGCGTTCTGAACGCCTACAGCCCGGTCGGGCACAACCTCAGGAATGCGATTGGCCTGCAGAACTGCGCGGCCATACAGATTTTCAACGGCGACCTGCAGTTCACTCCCGCTGTCGTGCCGTTCAAGACCCGCCAGAACGGGGCTTCGGGCGCGCTCCGCATCTACGACAGCAAGATCGTATCCACGCCAACCCTTCGTGCTTGCTACTTCTCCGCCACTACTACTGTCGTCACCGCGTCCATCGCAAGCACGACAATGACCGTGACCTCCGCCGACGCGAGCGGAAACCTGCTTTATGCTGGCCAGGTTATATCGGGAACCGGTGTCACCGCCGGAACGACCATCGTTGCCCAGCTCACAGGCGATACAGGGCTCACGGGAACCTACACCGTAAGCGCGTCGCAGACTGTGACGTCGACCACCATCACCGCGGTCGGCACGCTGGACGAGTTCATCGACAAGAACAACACCTGGATTTACTACTACAACGCAAAGGCTTTCACCGGTACAGGCGGCAGTGGCAATACCATATTCTCCATGCAGCCGGGCTCGCGCTGCCTTGTGGAGAGCGACAGCAAGTGGATTTTGGCCGAGACGGCCCCTATTGCGACGGTTTCGAGCGCGGCTGACAACGGCAGCGGGCTAATCCGCCTGACGGTGGATAGCACCGCCAGACTGACGACGGGCGTGGAATACCCGGTATATGGCATCGCGGGGACCACCGAGGCCAATGGCCTCTGGACTGTTACGGTCATCGACGGAACGCATGTTGATCTGGTGGGATCGACCTTTACTACCGCCTGGTCGAGCGGCGGTGGCGTCGGCGTCACGTCTACTTCCGGCACCGTGCCCGCCTCGACGGTGTTCCAGATCACGATGCCAACCGTTACGGAATTGTCGTTCTGGAACAGCGAGCATATCAACAAGACGGGCGTTGATACTTCGCGCCTGCAGCTCGGGTCCGCGCGCCAGCAACTCTTCTCGTTCTCTAACAAGACCTCCGCCTTCAATGGACAGGTGGAAGCCGAGCCGAACGCGGGCGACCTGACCACGGCTCCATTGCGCCGGAACATTCGCACCACCGCCGCGCCCACCTCGGGCTACTGGGCGGAAGGGCAGTTCGTTGAGAACTCGGATGCCACTTCGCAAACCCGCGGATGGCTGTGCATCGCAGCGGGCACGCCTGGTGACTGGATACGGATCGGCTGGGGGTGGACCCTGATCGGTTCGTCCGCCGCCGTGGGCATGGACAGAAACTCCACAAACACGGCTGCAGACGCTACTGAGGTAAGCGCGGCGACCGTGACCATACCCGCAAAGGCGATGGGCCTGAACGGGTCGTGCCGAATTCGATCGTCGTGGTCCTACACGAGCAGCGCCAACGTAAAAAGCCTTCGGCAGCGATTTGGCGGTACGCAGTTCCGCTTTGACGGGCCGACGACAACGCTCTCGCTGCAACAGTTGTCGGAAATACAGAACCGCAACTCCGCAAGCTCGCAGGTTGGCGCGGCGTCCCTTCATGCGACCAGCCAGGGCCTCGACGCAGTGTCCGCGGCCTTGGTGACAGGAACCGTCGACACGACGGCTGCGGTTAATGTGACGTTCACGACAGCTTGGGCGGGCGCGGTCTCTGGCGAGACGATCACCCTGGAACGCTACTCGGTTGAAACGCTGTATATCCCATGATGGAAGGCGGCCATATCGAGCGCAGCCTAGGGAGAGTGGAGGGAAAGGTAGATGGGCTGGAAGAGAACATTCGGGAGATAAAGCACATGCTCCAGGAAAGCCACTCGGATATTACCAAGCGTGTGTCCTCCCTGGAGCATAGTCGGTCCAAGCTACTGGGCACCGCCTCCGCGATCGGTGCCGCCTTCGGAGTGTTCGGGGGATGGCTGACCACCAACCTCCTGCCCCGCATCCCCCATTAGCTTCTTTGCCATATCGGCGTAAAGGTCGCGGGGCTGTGCCTCCCCGGTGTAAGGCATCGCTAGTTCGGGGACCTTACCACACGCCCTATCGGCTTCGGCTTCGACCTGCGCCAGTCGTTCCTTTTTCTCCTCCTCCCGCTTAATCAGGCGGTTCAGCATGTCTCGCGCCTTGTGCAGGTCTTCCACGCCGTTCTTGAACGGGAAGCGCACGAGGTACTTCAGCACACTGGCCTGGAGGAAGTCCAGCCCATTGGCCTCGATGAAATCAATCGGCTGGATCGCGAACCTGGCGTAGTGCGCCGGGGACAAGATCACGTTGTAGCTTCCGGCCAGCGATGGCTTCTGCCACACGGGTTTCGCCGCGCCGGGTTTCTGTTCGTACTCGCGCCGAGTGGTTGTCAGCCCCGCGCTCTCGATGTTGTCCAGGTACTTCACCCCGCACCACGGATGATGCTCGCCCTTCGCTCCACAATCATTGCATCTAGCCACGCCACTCTCCTCCATAGATTGTCACCATCTGGCGCTTGCCGTTAGGCTGCGCTATTCCGAACGTGTGCGACCACCCGGATGGCCCCGAGTTGTATCCAAGATCGAGGAGACTAGAAGTACCAACCATCCAAACGCCATCAACGATGCCAGCGCGGTGGCCATGCCCGATAAATGACTTGCGGCCCATTCGGGCGAAACCAAGCATAGAACCACGCCCGCCATTGACGCCAAGATGGCCGTGCATACCAAGCTCAATCCCGCCATTAGCGTCCTTACAAATGACATAGCTGTCGTCCTCCCGCAGGAAGTTCACGCCCTTGATGCCGCGCTTCATCATAGCATGTTCGAACACGGAGAACCTACGGTCTTTTTCCGCTTCCGATCGGTAGACCGCGGACTGGAGATCGAGGAACGTCAGCGCGTTGCGCGGGTCGCTCCGGTAGTCCGCGCTATCCAGCCAGCGGAGCAGCGCCCCGTCGTGGTTGCTGGCCACGACGATCGTCTCGCACCAGGAGCGGCTGCGCTTGGCCAGTTCTACCGCCACCTCGTCCAGTTCCGCACCGACACAGTCATCCTCCGGGTCGCCAACGTAACGCCGGAAGCGCATCCTGCCGTTGCCGATCTCGTGGTGGTTGCGCGAGTGGAAGTCGAGCAGGTCATGAAACACCTGCCGCTTGGGGCGCAGGGTATCCAGGATACCGCCCTTGGCCCACGCCAGTTTGGCCACGACCGGGTCGGCTTTGCGGACGTGGGCATCACCCCACACGATCGCCTCGACCCGGTGGCCTGTCGTCACCTTGCCGTCCTTCACCCGCAGGTCGAGGTCGTACATGGTACCGTTCTCGGTCGCCGTGATCTGGCGGCAGAACCACCCGTGGTCGGACACCTCGACCAGAAGCGCGCCGTAGGCGTGGTGGAACTGCGCCACCTGGCCCGCCTTCTTCTGGATATAGTTCTTGCGGGTGACGCAGCCTGTCGTGTAGATCAGCTTGGTGCTTTCGTGCTTGCCCGACGCCACGCTCTCCAGCGCGACCTTGGGGTGCGGGATGATGCAGGAGTTGCGCCCGGTGTAGCTTTCGAAACCGCTGATCGGGCGGCGCGCGGTGGGCAGGATTTGCAGTTCCCCGCACCACTCCAACCCCTTGGCCACGACTATGCGCTCGTCAAAGACATATGGCATAGCGTCCCTCGCCCACGAACGCTCCTCGCGGGCGGACTTCATGCGTGGCTTACCGCTCTCGTTGTGCGCCGCCATGTCGTAGACAAAGCGCGACAGGATAATTGTGGCGTTGTAGTGCTTGGCCAGGGCCAGCAGGTTGTTCCATGTCGGGCGGTGCAGAGGAGTGTCGTTCTGCAAGCACGAGAATAAATATCGCTTAACGGCCAAAGAACTGCCTCCATACGTCCTGCGTGACTGAAATGAAGATCGCCCACATGAGCCACACGGCCACCGCCGCGGCGACACCCATCGCCACAAGGATCGGCAGGAACAGGAGAATAAACCCAAAGACAAACCAGTTATCCACGGAAGTCTCCTATATTCTTGTAGACGATCTTGTAGCCCGAGGCCACCTTGCGTTCGACCATGCGCTCGTTGGAGATACGGAAGTTCGTGCGCTCCGCGGCCTTGCGGTTGCGCTCCATGTTCTGAAACACACCCTCTGCTTCGCCCGGATATAGTTCCTTGCTAACCCCATCCAGCTTAGCCATTATAAATCCTCCCTTGTGGGCTCCAAACTGTCTAGCTCGTCCTGCAGCCTGCGGTTCTCGCTCACCAGCTCTGCGACCTTTTCCTTCAAGCGCTCCCAGTCGCTATCTTCCGGCTGGGGCTTGACCACTACCGGGAGGTTCACCTGGCGCTCGCAGGACTTCACCAGCATGTCGCGCAGTTTCTCGTAGTTCACGATCGTCTGTAGAAACGCGGGGGCGTCCAGGACCACAACCCAGCCGTTCTTGCTCTTGCGGTGGAACACAACCGGGTTCCTGTCCGTCCCGCAGTCCGCTCGCGCCTGGGCCATGGCCGCCTCAAGGTTCAACTTCTCCGTGCGCTTGACCTCGATATGAAAGCCCGGCAGGCCGGTGACGTCGGCGCTGTCCTTGCCACCCTGGTACTGTACCCCCCTCTTGCCTTCGAAGCCGTATTCGCGGAGGAGCGCGGCCACTTCTCGTTCTCCAACTTTCCCTTTGGTTTTGGATAGCTTACCCATTATTTCCTGTACCTCTTGCCGCACCAGCCTTCCGCCCTGACGGGCCAGCGGGCGCACCAGGCTGGAAGATCGCCTACCATAAATTCTATCAACCTTTCGACCGGCAGATCAACACCTAATTCCGCGTCGACCTCCGTCACGATCTCATCATACACGGTCATCAGCACGGGCATTTCGGGATCGCACCTGCGCTGGCCATGCACCAGGATATCGCGGCACGTCGCCTGCGTCACACCCTGCGCCAGCTTCCCACCCCACGTCTCGACCCTCTGCCAGTGGCCGTTCTTCTGGCTCATATAGGTTAGTACCACTTCGGACCTATCCGTGTGGGGGTTCACCTTCTCCTTCAGGATCGGCTCGTAGTAGGCGATGTTGCGCGAGGACGGCAGGGTGCAGACGAGCCACCGGCCCCGCACCTGGTACTTCACCCCGAACGCCTCGATCTGTTTGCCGGGCTTCAACACAGCCTCGTGCGCCGCGTCCTGTAGGCCGTACCACAGGCCCACGCTGGCCTCGCCGTCCTTGACCTCCTGGTCCCACGGCGGGCGCGAGATCATGGGATGCTTGCGCCGCCATGCGCTCTTGAAGCCGTTTACTTCATCGTCGTCGAACCTGTCGCTATCATCAAAATTACGCCAAGCACCCACGCCACCGCCAAAGCCAAAGGCCAGTTCACCGACCTTCCCAACTTCCTGTCGAGCCAAGGGGTCGGTGAGCTTAGATACAGGGCGGCCAAGAGCAGCAGTGGCGAACACGCTGTAAGGGTCATCGCCGCGTCTAAATAGGTCAAGTTTGCTCTCCTCTCCTGCGATAGCTGCGATACCCACGCTCTCGATCGACGCTAGGTCGACGGAGCAGAGGTTCTTGCCCTCCCCCGCCATGAACATGGGGCGCAGGGCGTCGGCCACGCACTGCATGGGGTCGCCGTACATCATGCGCAGCCAGTCGGGATCGCGCGTAGCGATGGCCTCGATCAGGCTCTCGGGGTCGGCGTCTAGCTTAGGGCGAGGCAGGTTAAGAGGCTGAACAAGACGCCCAGCATTACGCCCAGTGAAAGCGCCGTGATATTGCGAGAGGCCACGAACACGGCCATCCGCACATACAGCAGACAGTAGTCCAGCCAGCTTCTTTGTACTGGCCTTCGCAAGCGACGCTCTGATCTCAAGTACACGCCGCTCGACGGAGCCTGCTTCCGCGCGAGGGATCGCCGCTGCGACGGTGTCTGCCGTGAGGTCATCCAATCCTCCCTCCACTTTCCACTGAACGAAGTCCAGTATCTCGGCCACCTGGTTGGCCGTCTGTACGCGCCCGCCCGTGATCTCGACAAGCTCCGCGGTCAGCTCCTTCTCGACTTCCTTCACGATCGCGATGGCGTTATGCACGCTCTCGACGTCGATCGTGATACCGCGCACGTTCATGCGCTCATTGAGAAGAAATACCTGGTACTCAGGCGCGGGGAGCGGGCCAAGCTCTCGATCGGCTTCCTGGTCCGCCTTAACGTCGTCGATGCAGTATGCGTATAGCTCGGCCAGTAGTTCCGGGTCCTGGATGCGGGTACGCGGGTCCCTCTTCTTGGGCTTCTGCGGCTTGCAGAGAAGCTGGATCAACTGCTTGCCGCGCTTGTTCTTCTTGTGAACGAGGTCCAGCGCCGAGGACAGTTGATCCAGCCCAAGAGGCATAGCGCGAGAAGCCGCGCGGCCCATGATGCAGTACCATTGCCCCGGCTCGATCTCGGGCCAGCCCATACGCTTGACGCAGATGTTTTCCCATATGGCGCGTTCCATGTTAACGCCGTGCGCCTTGATGCGCTTGCCCGCCTTGATGGCCGCAAACAGGTCTTCAGGATCAGGGTCGCCCGGCTTCCATAACTTAGGCTCATCGCCCCCAAAGGCATAAGCCTTGCACAGAAGCTCGGTGGACGGATGCTCGCTGTACTTCCAGGAGCCGCACTTTTTCAAGTCCGCTTCCGAGTACGTCTCGTCGTCCATGGTAACGTCTTGCAAGGGCCAGCCTCAAGTAAAAAGATGCCCGGACTTTCACCGGGCTCACGGTAGCCTGCCGTGTCAGTGCGGTGTTTACGACCCGCCGTCTGTACACAGTTCTAGAAGTCTTCGTCACCCGACGTCGGGTCCTGGGTGGAGGAGCCGCCCAGCGCGCCCTTGAACACGTCGTCGCGGCTCTTGCGGCCGAGGCGATCGCCTTCGCCAACCTTCACGATGAAGTTGACATAGGCCGTCAGGTAGCGGTTCGTGTTCTCGCCGCTCTCGATCTCGCTGCCAACGAGGTTGAGTTCGGCCTTCACCATGCAGCCCGAGTAGAACTCGCGATCTGCCATTTCCGTGGGTACCTCGACCGCCTTGCCCGCCACCGCCTTCGACAGGTCGGGGGCAAACTTGGACTTGGCCTCAAGCACCCACATGCCCTTCATGTAGGCCATACGATCGGCCGACTTGTCGGGGTTCTTACGCATCGCCTTCTCGATCACCTTCTCACCGAGGGTGAACTTCTTGCTCCAGTCCTTGAACTCGACGCTGGAGTTGGTTTCCTTCGCCGCCTTGATATAGGCCGCCTTTACCGCCTCGACCGTAGCCGTGTCCGACTGCGGGATCAGGAAGGTGGCGTTGTAGCTGCCGTTCTGATCGTCCACGACGGACTTGCGGGTGCGGGCATCGAACTTGGTCTTGGTGAGGATCGGATGGTACAGCACCAACTTGGCGGGACCAATCACGACGAGGGAGGGAGTAATCTTAGCCATTTACAATTCGCCTTTCAAAGTAGTTAACCCAACTATTGTACCACGCTACGCTTACGCTAATCAAGCCCCGTCTCAGAGCGCGCCGCACGAACTTTCGCCGCCATTTTCTCAAATGCACACGCAAGTTCTTCACGACGGTCCTTAGACTTTGGAAGCCAGAAAGTAACCGCGCTTCGATCGTCGTCTTGCGGCGGGTGGTGCAACTTCGGGGATGAATGAAGCATAAGCTGCACAGCACTGTAAACAAGCCCTGTGTTACTCTCTTTTTCTACCACCCCGACCTCAGAAGTAAGCTCTTGGCTATAAACATTAATACGCATCACAGTGCTCCTTTGAAAACTTCATCACGGTTGCGCACCGCCTGGCCCGCCCTGGCGTCGGTATCCGGGGCCACGGTCATGCCGGTGTCGGGCTTGTAGGCGTACTTCTTCACGAAGTCCTTGCCGCCTTCCAGCTTCTCGATGGCCGGGGGCGTCTTCAGCTTCTTCTCGTAAGCCGCCTCACCGAACGTGTCGACCACCGGGGCGTCGTCCTTGAACACACGATCGGCCTTCTTCGCCACCATCTTCCAACCGCTGATCTGCTTGCCCGCGCGCAGGCGGGTGAAAATCTCCTCGTCGAAGACCTTGGCGAGGCCCTTCACGATGTTCGTCTCGGTGGCCGCGAGGCCCAGTTCCCAGTCTTCCATGGCCTTGATGATCTCCGGTGTGTAGGTCAGGACGCGCGCCCGCATTTCCTTGATGGCGGGGCAAGTCAGCCTCTTTGGACAGAACGTAGAGTTGCACCAGGGGCCGGGCTGCAGAAAAGGATTTTCTTGCTCCGTCCGTCTGGCGGCGGGAAGCCAATCATCACGCAGCCACGCTTTGAGGTCGCCCACAGAAGTCCACCATGAACGGACAGCATCTGCTCCATATACACGGGGTTGGCAAATATTGATTTCGACCGGAAATTTGTCATCCTGCCATGCCTCCGTTCCGTACAGCGCGCCCACGGCGTACTGCATAAGCTGGGTGTTCTTCTCTGCCGATACCATGATACCGGCACCGTGCTTGTAGTCGTTGACCATAGCTTGATGCTTGCCGATGATCGTGCAGTCCGTTGTTCCGTAGAAGTCAGGATGCACTTCGGCCAAGTGGAAGCGTTCTTCCACCAGCACGCGCGGCATCTGGCAGTCTATCTTAGCAAGGTCCGCTATGCCCTTTCGGATATAGTCGAGATAGACCTGCACCGCGGCGGCGTCTTCCTCCTTGAACTCGGCCTCCGTGGCGAAGTCCGCCTCGCCAATGTAGACCTTGGCGTCCTCTCCCGACTTCAGGCAGCGCGCCGCGATGTCGTGCGCCAGCGTGCCGTCGTCGGCGTAGGAGCTGGACTTCTTGGCCATGTCACCCATGGCCTCGATCAGCTTCACGCTGCCAGGACAATGAAACCAGCGGTGCGTACTCGACGCGCCGAGACGACTATGGGCGGGAAGCTCTACTTGCATAGCTTCTTCCATACAGCGTTGTTCTCCTGCACCTGGCGCACCGTCTCGGGCGTGTCACGCGACGCCGAGTAAGCGACCGGAATATAGCTGGTGCAGAAGGTATCGACCGGGACGGGGGTGCAGCTAACGAGCGCCCCAATTGTCACGGTTCCAAGGATCATCTTCAGCATTAGTAGGCTTGCTCCTCTCCTGCGCGCGGGCCTCCGCGGCGCGGCGCACGTTGGTCAACGTAGCTTCAACCTGCTTGATCTTTTCCTCGTTACGCCCTGCGTCGAACACCCTCCATATTAGTATGCCGACGAACACCAGCGCAATACCCGCACCGATCGCCCACAACTTTATCTTCGGCCACAGGGTCAGGAACCAGGTCACGAGCGCACCTCGCCGGGGACGAAGCAGAATATATGGCCGTGCATTTCGCACAGGTGGCTACGCCCGTCCGGGGACTGGATCGGGCGAATGGCCCGCGGCGGGATGCGGTACTCCTTCCCGCGTTCGTAGGCGATCCAGTTACCGTCCATGTCCTGCACCGCGCGTACCGGGCGGCAGTCGCCCGTCACATGGCCGTTCGGGTGTTCAACCCGCTCGGAGCAGCATGAACCACCATCCCATGCCGTCCAGTCCTTGTACTTGTCGTGGCTGTGCGCGGGCCGAGACATCAACACGATGACAACCATCAACACGAAGTATATTGCGCACAGTAGCCAAGATATGTGGCTAGGCAATACCCACCTCGTGCATCATCTTGCGGTCCTTGCGCAGCCACAGGAGGTAGACCGCGGTGGCCGCGCCGCCGACCACGATCAGCCCAGCCACGATCGCAGCAATCCGCCAATCAGGGATAACGGACATGGCCGTGACAACCGACACGCCCGTCGTGGCTACGTTGGCGATCTGGCCCTGTGTGTTGATCTTCAGGGTTTCCGACTGCTTCATGTCCTCGCGGATGATGTTGCCGTCGTCCTGCCGGGTGTAGCCCTTGGGCAGGCCGAGCGCCATGTTGACGCCCTCCTGCGCTTCCTGGAGTGTGATGGTCGACTTGCCCGCCTCGACCACGTTCATGGCCCTGACGATCGAGACGATCTTGCCCTTGAAGTACGGCGAGATATCGGACGACACCAGCGCGGTGACGTCGAAGCCGGCGGGCAGGCCGGTCTGGCGGCACACAGACTGGAGGTACGCGGCGGTGTGGTTC